TTTACAAAAGTTGTAAAATGATATATAATAGTTCAATCAGAAAAAGAAATCAAGCACAAGAGGTAGTAGACATGGCAACAGCAACTGTTGACACAAGGAAATTTTTGTCCGAAACGAAGTTCTACGAAGGTTATTCCCGCTATATAGAAGAAGATGGTAGATATGAAACTTGGGATGAAGCTGTAGATCGTGTTATCGAGATGCATAAAGGTTACTATAAGAACAAAGGTAACGAAATAACAGAATATTATGAAGAAGCAAGACAAGCTTATAAAGAGCAAAGAGTACTTGGTGCACAACGTGCTTTGCAATTTGGCGGAGACCAATTATTAAAACATCAAATGAGAATGTACAACTGTACTTCATCTTATGCTGACAGACCAGCATTTTTTGGTGAAGTATTTTATATTTTACTGTGTGGAGCAGGTGCAGGTTTTTCTGTACAGAAACATCATATAGCAAAGTTACCACAATTACAACAAAGAACAAAACAAGCCAAAGGTTATGTCGTAGAAGATTCGATCGAAGGCTGGGCATCTGCACTTGACGTGTTGATGTCTTCTTATTTTGTGGGTGGAGGAAAATATCCAGAGTTTGAAGCTCGTCGTGTTTTCTTTGACCTATCACAAATTCGTCCAAAGGGTTCAAAAATATCGGGTGGATTCAAAGCACCAGGACCGGAAGGACTACGTCGTTCACTCGACAAAATAGAACATTTACTCCAAGGTATTGTAATCGATTCCAAAGAACCAAAGAACATCCGTCCGATTGACGTGTATGATATCACAATGCATGCAGCAGATGCTGTACTGTCTGGTGGTGTACGTCGATCAGCAACCATTTGTCTCTTCTCACCAGATGACGAAGAGATGATGAATGCAAAGACTGGTAGTTGGTATATGGATAATCCACAACGTGGCAGATCGAATAACTCTGCTGTGATTGTGAGAGACGAGACTACACCAGAACAGTTTGGCAAGATTATGGAATCAGTCAAACAGTTTGGTGAGCCAGGATTTGTCTTCGTTGAATCAACCGAACATACTACAAACCCATGTGTTGAGATTGGTATGTTCCCTCAAATGGATAATAAGTCTGGTTGGCAGGGTTGTAATCTGACTGAGATCAACGGTGGCATGTGCAATACCGAGGAGGATTTTTATAAGGCATGCCGAGCAGCATCCATCCTCGGTACCCTACAAGCTGGGTACACAGACTTCAAATTTCTTGACGAAACTTCGAAAAAGATATTTGATCGAGAGGCATTGCTTGGAGTATCAATTACAGGATGGATGAATAATCCGAAGGTATTATTTGATCCTAAGATCCTTGAGAAGGGAGCAAAGATTGTCAAAGAGGTTAACAGAGAAGTTGCAGAAAAACTTGGAATCAATCCAGCGGCTAGAACGACTTGTGTTAAGCCATCGGGCAATGCTTCGGTTCTATTGCAAACTGCTTCTGGTATTCATGCTGAGCATTCTAATATGTATATTCGTAATGTTCAGATGAATAAAGAATCAGAGATCACACAAGCAATTATGAAAGCAAATCCATATATGGTCGAAGAATCTGTATGGTCTGCAGGCGGAACTGATGTCGTGGTATCGTTTCCAATTATACCACATAAAGAGTCTATATTGAAAGATGAACTGATTGGTGTAACACACTTAGAAAAAGTCAAACTTGCTCAAAAGCATTGGGTAAATGCTGGTACAAATGAAGAGCTTTGTGCTGATAAAGGTATTCGTCATAACGTATCAAATACGATTATTGTAGAAGACTGGGATGAAGTTGAAAAGTATGTGTTTGAAAATAGAAATTCATTCGCTGGTATTTCATTCTTATCAATGAGTGGCGATAAAGACTATAATCAGGCACCAAACACTGCAGTCATTACTGCAAAAGAAATGGTCAAGAAATATGATACTGGTGCGGTCTTTGCTTCTGGTATGGTAGTCGATGCGTTGAAGTGTTTCCGAAATCTATGGGACGCATGTTCGACTGCAAAGGGATTTGGCGAAGACATATCGCTCGAGTCTGCCGAGAACGCAATGAAACAGGATTGGGTCAGAAGGTTCAATCAGTTTGCTGATAACTACACAGACGGTGATATTACTTTAGCAGAACACTGCTTGAAAGATGCTTATCTTCTACACAAGTGGAATAAGATTCAAAAGAATCTGAAACCAATTGCATGGAAAGATGATTTAACAGCAAAGAAATATGTTGATGTTGATACACTTGCTGCAGCAGCATGTGCAGGTGGCGCGTGTGAAATCGACTTCTAATGTACCTTCACCTTGCGTGAAAGTCTGTGATATAAAAGAAGGATATTGTATAGGATGCGGTCGTTCTCAAGATGAGATCAGAGAATGGTTTTATTGTGATGACGATCGCAAACTTGAAATATTGGCTAATAGACTTTTGGAGAAAATAGTAAATGGATGAATTCGAAATAGAATGTGATGAATGCGGTGTGGGATGTGTCGTACACGCATATGATCGACCAGACTTCTGCCCTTTATGTGGTCGTAGAGTAGAAGCAGAAAAAACAGATTCAGTCATGGATGAGGCATTCTTTATTGACGAATAAATACCTTTATGACTTGGTATTATGAAAATAAAGAATATACACAAACCCCTGAAGATTACCAAGGGTTTGTGTATCGTATCACAGAACTAGATTCTGGTAAAATGTATATTGGTAAGAAGAATTTCTGGAAACCAAAAATACTCCCTATTACAAAAACAAGAAAAAGACGTAAAAGAACAATTGTAGAATCCGATTGGGAAAAATACTACGGTTCAAATGCTCGTGTCAAAGAACTTCTTGAATCAAAAGGTGCAGCCGGATTTAAACGTGAGATATTATACCTATGTAAAACAAAAGGTGAGATGTCTTATATGGAAACTAAACTACAATTTGAATATAATGTTCTTCTCTCTGAGGATTATTATAACGAGTTTATTGGCTGTAAGATACATTCGAACCACGTATCACGGCTTAAGGAAAATTTCAAATTAAAAGAATAAGGGGGTTTACATCTTTTGCATCCTGTGGTATAATTATATTACAATAGGAAAAGAGGAAAAAAAACTATGACCCATACAATCCAACTCGATATCGCTGCCGATTGCCCATCCGAAGAAATTATCAAAGATACACTTCAGTTTGACATTGCCGCCAAACTTGTAACACCCTTTGGTCCCGGCGGCGGAAATCCAATCTATGAATTCTTCGGAACATTTGAAAACCTACTTCAGTTCTGTAAGACCTACGACTTTCCCGAAGAATACATCGAACCAGTAAAGGCCTAATTATGATACTTGTTGACTTCAGTGGCATCTGTCTTGCCACCATCCTAATTAACAAAGAGAATGACGAACGTATGATTCGTCACATGACTTTGAATTCTCTTCGAATGTATAACCAAAAGTTCAAAGAACAATATGGTCAAATGGTTCTTGCATGCGATGGTTCGAATAATTGGCGTAAAGAATATTTCCCGCAATATAAAGGTGCACGTAGAAAAAGCCGTAGTGAATCTACATTCGATTGGGGTGAAGCATTCCGTATATTAAATGATCTACGTCAAGAGATACGTGACAACTTTCCATATAAAGTATTACATTTAGATGGATGTGAAGCAGACGATATTATTGGTACACTTGTAGAGAATAGCCAAGAGTTCGGTAACTATGAAGATATTATGATTGTATCTGCAGATGGTGACTTCAAACAATTACAAAAGTATGATAATGTTAGACAATGGTCACCGCTTACAAAAAAACTAGTTGTCGATAATAATCCACGTGTCAATCTGACCGAAAAGATATTAACTGGTGATGCTGGTGATGGCGTACCAAATATTCTTTCGGATGATAATGTCTTTATTGAAGGTGGTAGACAAACCCCACTCTCAAAGAAAAAGAAAGAAGCAATTGTAGAGGATTTAGCAGATGGAGAACTACTCTATGCTGCTTCATGGTATCGTAATTATTGTAGAAATGAAACTCTCATTGATTTATCAAAAACCCCAGATTCTCTAAAACAAAATATTATAAATAATTTTATGGAACAAGATCCATGGAAAAATAAAAGTAAGGTTTTTCCATATCTTGTATCAAAGAAAATGAATCGCTTAATTGAAAGCGTAACGGAGTTTATTTAATGGTGAAATTTGTTTATGAAGTGTTGGATGAAGTTAGTTCAAAGAAAAGAAAACAAGATAGGGTTCAAATCCTCAAACAAAACGAATCTTGGGCATTGAAAGATATTATAAGAGGTTCGATGGATAAAACTTTACAGTGGAATCTACCAGAGGGTGATGTACCATACACCCCATCTGAGCCTCAAAGTGCCCCCACAAATTTACTAAGGGAACATAAAAAGTTTAGATATTTCGTGAAGGGTGGGGCTGGTGATCAGATGATCGCTCCTAAACGCGAAAATATCTTTATCGGTTTGATAGAGGGCATACATCCATCGGATGCAAAGCTCGTAGTTGATATGATAAACAAACGAGTTCCGAAAGGACTGACAAAAGAAATAGTACAGGAGGCTTTCCCTGGACTTATTAAAGACTAATTGGGACTCAAATACTTTTAACTTTAACCTGAGTATGCTTCTCGGAGCGTGCTCTTTTTTTTGGAGAAACTCAATGGTATTAGCTCAGCTAGAAAGACTTAAGAAAGACTCAAGAGAACTTGGAATCTATGCACGAAAACTCGAAAAGAAAGGTAACGTGGATCGTATGAATAAAATTTTGAAGAAACAAGATTTCTTAGAACGTCGAATAGCAGAGGTACAATATTCAACTTAAATGAAAAAATAGGGAGTTTACAAGCCTCTGCCTTTACGGTATAATAAAGCATATTAAAAGGCAGAGGTACACTACATCATGAACGTATTTATTTTATCAACTAACCCAATCGAAGCAGCTCAATTGCAATGTGACAAACATGTACCAAAGATGGTCGTTGAGTCTGCTCAAATGTTATCTACTGCTCATCGTATGCTCGATGGTGAGCTCACTCGTAAACCATCTAAGTCTGGTAAGACGATAGTAAAGTATTATGAAATGGTAGATGATTCTTTCGAAGATATCTTATACAAAGCAGTTCATATGGGTCATCCTTGTACCGTATGGACAATGCAGACTGCTGCTAACTATCGTTGGCACTATGATCATTTCGCTGCACTTTGTGACGAGTATACATATCGATATGGAAAGGTTCACAAGTCTGATCGAGATCTAAGGGATATACTTATATCATTACCAAGAAATATATCAGATATTGACGAGTTACTTCCTTTCCCTCTTGCTATGAAGTCTAATCCTGAATGCATGTTTGACGATCCAGTCAAGTCTTATCGTGCATTCTATCAAACGAAACAACATCGCTTTTCTATGAAGTGGACAAAGCGACCAGTACCGGAGTGGTTCAAATATGCCGACCTACACGCTGCGTAATAAAAGAACAGAAGAAATATGGCAAACTCTTTGTTCTTATGATGAAATGAAAGCTCAGTTAAACGATGAAGTCGAACTGGTTCCTGTTATGCCAAATATTGTTTCAGGAGTTGGTTCTCTTATGAGTAAGACAGACGATGGATGGAAAGACAATCTTAAGAGAATCAAAGAAGGTTCAGGCAGAGGCAATACAATCAAAGTATGAAAACATTATTCTGGAGATTTCGTTTCGCTATTGCTTTTATAGATATATTTTCTAAACCAAAAGGTTATTTTACCGGTAACCATTTTATGTTAGGTTGGAAAATATCTTTAAAGCAAAAGATGGACATATCACCAAGACAAGCAGCAATAAATGAAGTGACTAAATGGTATTATGAGTAAACAACACGCAATTAAAGTAGATGAATTATACACCTATGAACCTCTTACAGAGAATCAGAAGAAAGCTTATAATGCTTGGGATGATGGTGAACACCTATGTCTTACTGGAACAGCAGGTACTGGTAAGACGTTCATTGCATTATACCTTGCCTTGGAAGCTGTACTGGAGAAACAAACTGCCTATCATAAGATCACAATCATCCGATCAGTAGTTCCAACTCGTGACATGGGATTTCTTCCTGGATCACTTGCAGAGAAACAAGAAGTCTTCGAAACACCGTACAAGAACATTATGTTAGAACTACTCGGTGATGACACGCCGTATCGTCGACTTGTTCATAATCATCAACTCGAGTTTATTACTACATCTTATATTCGTGGTATGACAATTGATAACTCTATTATCATTGTTGATGAAATGCAGAATCTTAACTTTCATGAACTTGATTCTGTCATTACAAGAGTTGGTCAAAACTGCAGATTGATATTCTGTGGAGATTATCATCAGTCAGATTTTCGAGAAGGATCTGAACGAGATGGCATAATGAAGTTCATGAGAATCATAGAGTCAATGAAAAACTTTACGACTGTTACGTTTGGTTGGGAAGATATCGTTCGTTCAGACTTTGTAAGAGATTATATAATGACAAAAGAAATGTTAGGAATAAGATAGTGGAGTTTATACATGAAAAGATTGATATCGGATACGATGACTTGGTTGCTGATACACAGCCGTCTGGTCGGACTTACCTTGACCCTGATGGTAATCGGTATCCTAGCATCACAACAGTACTGAGCATTCTCAGCGAAGAAGCAATTGCTGCATGGCGTAAGCGCGTCGGCGAAGAAGAAGCAAATAAAGTCAGTCATCGCGCATCAACACGTGGTACTGCAGTACACGATACGATTGAAAGGTATTTACTGAATGAAGATATTAGCGACTGTTTACCACATATCCGACAGAGTGTCGAAAACCTTCGTCCGATTCTTGATGAACATATTACTAAGATATACGGTCTTGAGGTTCCTCTTTATAGTCGTCATCTTGGGGTGGCTGGCAGGTGTGATTGCATCGGCGTATTCGATGGTGTTCCCTCTATTATAGATTTCAAGACTTCTAAACGACCTAAGACAGCAGATAAGATACCAAACTACTTTGCACAGATGGCAGGCTATGCTGTCATGTGGGAAGAACGTACTGGCATGCCAATTACAAATACTGTTATTATAATGGACGTGGATGATCATGAACCGATTGTGTTTCGTGAGCATCGGGACAACCATATACAATTTCTTATCGATACAATTAAAGAATATAAAAGAAGACAACTTTTTTTCAAATAAATTAAAAAAAGGGGTTTACAATTATATAAAGCTATGGTACAATAGTAGTATAATAAGGAAAGAGGAGTTCTTAAAAATGGTATGACGATATTCTAAAGCCCAAAAAAGCACGAGTAGGTTCTCCAATATGAAGTGAAAGTTATGGCTAAGCAAGGTAATATTGGGACTCCTGGAGAAATCCGGTCCAGGAGGACGGCAGGAGGGACGCAGCTCACCAAGGCCCGGTACAAATTGTCGAACGAGTATAAACGTGGTCAAGCCTGTATACGACATAAAAATTAAAACGCAGGTAGCTTTAGGAAGAGGCTTCACAAGAAATCTTCCACATTATATTGAGGAGTATATCATGGCACAAACACAAAAACAAAGAATGGCACTCATTCGTAAAGTTTCTAAAAAATTCAATAAAAAATTACAGCGCAATCAAAGTGTTCGTAAAACCGAAACATCTTTTCTTGATAAAGTTGACAACGGTGATAACATCTACGCATACACAGATGCTCCAAAGTATGTTAATGAATACTATGGGGATCGTGCTCGTGGTCAGGAGTCATATGAAAGGGATTGGGACTAATGGTTGATTATAGAGATATGTCTTCAGATCGTATGGCAGCATGCCGTGTGTTCTCTGGTGAGATACTTCGTATTCGTACTATGATTGCTGAAGGTAATCAAGATGCCGAGTTTCTTAATCAAGTAATTAATTATCTTGAAATGCGTATTGACTCAATGAAAAAGAGGGAACATTACAGATGAC